CGCGCGGAGAATATTGAATCCAGTAGGGACGGCCATTGTCGCCGGACTTTGGCGCATCAACAAGAACGCCGACGTGCCCGTAGCGGATGCAAATGCGCGACGTGTTGTAAAGCCACGTCTGCAGATCATTCCCCTGCAGGTCAACGTCAAATAATTGCTCGCGAATTTGATCAGATACGTCGTCAAGCCTGACCGGCTTGCGGGTCAACATGCCAGCCAACATGCGCTCCAGCCTGACGTAATAAGGCGCTAAAACAGAACGCTGCAGTCTGTTGTCATAAGACTCGTCTAACTCTCTCGGTTCTTGAGGTAAAAATTTGCGGTGGCCTTTTCTGATTTTGTATGTGCCACCAAGTAAATGTTCAATCAAACCCCAATGCGGTTCTTGATTAACCCAAGCCGTACTGGGGTCGTTCACCTGAGTGACGTTGCCAACGCGCTGGCGACCACCAGAAAAGCCTGAATACACAGTTAAATCCCGCCCGATGTGACCAGCTTAATAGAGTCTGATGCCTGTGCCTCGCCCTGCCCGATGATGAATCATGCTGAAATCGCGGTAGACAAGATAACCAAGAGCGTCATTCATGTGATCATAACCCGCATCTTTATCGGGATCACCGGCTTCTGTGTATGACTGAAGCTCTAAACATTCAATAGTTCGTTTGCAATTTGCGGCGACCTGCAATCTGACTTCGCCCTTTCCGTTCTCCAGCAAAGCTTGAACAGAAGCCACCCGATCACGGACGGGAGGGTTGGCCTTTGGTGATTGATTACTGAACTGGTATGACTCGAGAATCTGTATATCGGTTCGCGAGGCATTAGTAGAACGCGCTGAGCCTGATGCATCAGGGTAGACGTAAACCTGGCGTCCATCAGCACGGCGTTGTATTTCTTGGGCCATGGCGTCGGTGTCATGTGCGCCAGTCACCTCGTCGATCAGGAGAAGGTTGTTCCCAAGACGAACACCGATGACTGCTGACATGTTTCCGATATTGAAGTCAACGCCTACACGAAGAGGCTCGTTGCTGACGTCAGGAATATCGGTGATTACATGTTTGGCGCGATCAAAACGGTCATAAACCTGACCGGTTGTGAGATTGCAGAATTGGCCTTCTAGATAAGCCTTCAAAAGGCTCGGGTCGTAGTTGGCTTGCAATCGCTCGATGAAGTCTTGGGGCAGATGTGGATTATCCGCCGTACGCATTCTAATTAGCTTCCGATCAGAACGCTGTTGTGCTTCTTCTGTGCCAAACGTGTTCCACATCCAGCGAAAGCCCTCAGGCGTTGACACGGCGGCGAATTGTCGAACGTTCCCAGCACGAAGACGGCCAAGGATTTTTGGGAATGCTTTGTTTGCGATACCAGGCGAAACAACATCAACCTCATCCGCGAGAATGTGCGAAAAATTAGAGCCAATAATTCTTTGCCAGTTCTCGAAACTGCGGCAAAGCAATTTAGTGTCTTTTTCTAGGTGCAGTGTGTATTCAGGAAGCGGAGATGCTCGAAAGGTGTACGGGACTTCGTACTCCTCTAGAAAGTTCTCAAAATCTGTTTGCCAGATGTCACGGATCAAAGGCCCGGTTGGTTCCATAACGCAACCGGTGAAGCCTTGATTGGCCGCGGCCATGAATACAGCTTTGGCACATAAAGCCCGCGTCTTACCTGCGCCATAACCAGCAGAAACGCCGATGATCTCGGTGCTTTGATCGTCTACAAACTGACGCTGCCCAGGGTGTAGATCTGCCCTGATTCTGTTGAGAATATCTTCGGTTGTTTTTTGATCTGGTGGCTCAGCAAATGCAAGGAGCCGTGTCGGTTCGCAAAGACCAGTCAGCAACGGCATCAGTTCATGTCGAAGCGAAGAAGCTTGGCTTGAGTCTCAAGAGCCTTAATTGCAACCTGCAAATTTTCGTCACGTCCTGCGCGTTTTTCATATTGCACAAGGCGTGCAATTGCAGCAGCTAACCATTCAGGGCGCTCAATCTCTGAGTCTTTAGCAATGAGCTGTCTTGCTCGTGCCAGGTACTCATCGCATTGGCGCGGCTGTACGCCCCACTCTTTCGCAGCGTATTGCACTATTTCAAAACGCGAATATGACTGCAACAACAACTTGTAGACAGCGTTCACGCGCTCTGTAATTTCTACATGAGTGGATTTAGCCATGCCCTGAAGTTAACAGGGGAAAGAAGGAGTGGTAGCTCACTACAGCTCCCTGTCAGAGGTCAGTTGCTCGGCACCTCTTTAACGGTATAAGAAAAACCGCACTCCGTTGCAGCGGTTTTAAGAGCACTCAATTCATCTGTGTCGTAAGCGTAGTCGTACCACTCCTCCACCGTTCCAGAGAAGGCGGTGACAACGTAGGTAATCCCAGCAACCATGCTGAGTTTGAGAAGATTGTCTGCTTCTAACTTGTCCTGAGTTCTTTCAAACTCTTCAAACAGGTTAAGCATTGTGTGATGATAATCCATAAAAAGTTACTACAGTGTGAGGGTTGAAAAAGCTGCGGTCAAAGGTCCATGGAGAGGGTTTCTCCGTGGACAGTACCGAGTTCGTTGATGTAGTCCTGGAAGTGCTCGTAAAGCCCTTCGTAGTCATCAGCTTCTTGGACAGTCATTAACTGGTGGAGTGCTTCGCGGATCTGAAGGGCACGTTCCAGGCGTTGGAGTTCGGTCATTGGTGTAAAGCGACGATGCGGGTGGTCTTCACCCGTGGTAAAATACTACAGTACAGACACGGAAACGTCAATGAGACTGAACCGCTTCACGCTCCAGGAACTTCACCTGCTCTCTGACTCCTTGTACTGGGAGTTCACAATCTTTGAAAAGAGCGGCTGGGCTGACACAGCGCGTGCCCGACAACTAGAAACGCTCCAGGGAAAGATTCACGAATACATGGAAACTAGGTATGAGCCCTCTTAAACGTAGGGCCACGCCAGTTGTGTGTCAGATGCGTAAACGTCCTCATCGTTTATATCGATGGGGCGTTCTGCCACGTAGGCGTTAAACAATTGCTTCAAACGTTCCAGGGGAATCCTTAAAGACTTGGCCTGTTTGGCTACGTTCATCTGTCCCGTATAGAGACGCTCCAGGGCTTTATCTAGTTCTTTAGGGCTTGCTGGGCCGTATAGAGGTTCATTCTCTCTAACCATTTACACTCTGCCCCACGCAATTCTAACTCACTTAGCAAGCGCACCTGCGGTGCTCCGCTGCGTCGGGCTACTACAACCGCACCACACTTAGGTTTTAACCCAGTCAGGTGCTGCAATCCCAGGGAATACGCTCCGGTTTGGCAGATGTAATTAGCCAGCATTTCTTCACTGCGAGCGTTAACGCTGGTTTTCCAGTCAGCAACGCAGAGCGTCCCGTTTACGTCGAGTAAAGCGTCAGCCGTTCCAGCCCAGCCACGTGGGTCGTATATAGAAAACTCGATGGCATGAATGGCCGTTACGTTCTCTCCGATCCAAGTCCGTAAACCTCGGGCGTACCCAGAGGCGCTCCAGGGGACTCTAGGAGCCCCTTGAATGGCCTTCTCGATTGCCCAGGTGGTGATTCCTTTAGGAGTACGCTCCAAGCCGTCATCTCCAGTCCTCCAGTTTCCTCGCTTGTTTGCGCTATTTCTTGCCAGCTTTGCCGCCGTCTTGAGGACATACTCCGCATGGTTATGCGCGAGAGTGCCGCGCTCGCAAGCAACATCACGCTCCATGGGAGCAGTGGGTCGTTCCAGCCATTTGTCGAGTGCATCTTTTTGCCATTGGGGTGAGGTTTCTTTCAGGATGTGCGTAACTGAGGCGTAAGACACGCCGGACTCATCGCGATACACACGGTGCGGACCAGAGTCGTCACGTTCCAGGGTCCAGCGGCGTAATCCTGCTAGTGCGTTTTGCGGATCAGTTGCTTGCATCCACCAAATCCATTTGGTTCTTGAGCCAAGCTTTCTGCAATTGGTGAGCTTTGGGTTCTATTAAGTGCATTGAGCTAACGATCCCAGTGATGTTGCCCACTGAAATTGAAACTCTTCCATCTTCCAAAATTGTGGTGATCGTCTGAGGTAACGGTTTTTCGTAGTGACGATCAGGCATTTAACTCTTAAAGCTGGTTGAGTGTAGGCAGTAAAAAAGGGGCGATTACGCCCCAGAAACATGTTGTTTTAGTTGGCCTTGAACGGATTGTCTCCGGTCAATAAACGGCTGATGTCGAAGCCGCTGTCACGGGATTCGGTCCAGGCAGTTTCGATGTCGGCCTGTGCGCCTTTTTTGCGTGGTGCAGGGCGCAAGCTGTAGCGGGTTTCTAAGCCAACACCATCTTTTCC